GCCTACATAAAAACGAATAACAATGAGTACAAAACAAGCAGAAACATACGCAACAATTAACATAGCAGACTTGCCTTTAATTGACTTTGCACAAATCGGAGAAACATCCGAAAACACGATACGCAAATCTTTAGACGAATCTGCGTTTGTAATCAAGTGGAACACGGAACCAACTTTTATTGCAGACGGAACCGTAGCAATCATTCAAGCAATGACACACGAACAAGCTTTAGTGCTTATGGCATCGGCAGAATGGTCTGAACCAATAGACGATGGACTTGTAAATGCTCCAGCGCAAATCAAACTATAATGCACACTAAGATACTTTCCGTACTTTATTTCATTGCTGGATACTTTTCCGCGTTTAGCTTGTTCTGGAATGGTGCTTTTCACTTACGTTGCATTGGTTGTTTTCTCGGAATTTATATGACTTACCAATTGGTTGAATACATAGAAAGATGAAAAATGAACTACTTTTGCTGATAACTAAACTACAAACATATTCTATGCAACTTTTCGCAATAGTCAGCAGCTTCTTTTTGCCTATCTCAGGCATACTTATTTTAATTGGTGTTACCGTAATTCTTGACACGCTTACAGGCGTATGGAAATCGCGCAAGCTTAAAACTCCTATTACATCGAGAAAACTAAGCGCAGTAATTTCAAAGATCCTATTGTATGAGGTAACGGTCATGCTGTTTTATTTGATTGATTATTATATCTTAAATGACATTATTCTGACATTCTTTAGCGTTGAACTGTTAACAACTAAAATCCTTGCTTTGGTATTGGTATCAATTGAGGTTATAAGCATAAACGAAAACTTCAAGCTTGTAAAGGGTATTGACTTATGGGCAAGCCTAAAAAACTTGTTTGCAAGAGCTAAAGAAGTAACGCAAGACTTCAAAGACATAAATGCGAAAGATAAATAAAATTGTAATCCATTGCACCGCAACTCCTGAAGGACGCGACCATGATGTCGCTGACATTAGGCGTTGGCATCTGAAAAGAGGATTCAATGACATCGGCTACCACTTCCTCGTTCACATTGATGGTACAGTCGAATATGGTAGACCATTAAAGAAGACAGGAGCGCACACCAGCGGACAAAATAAAAATTCTATTGGAATCGCATATGTAGGAGGAATGTCTAAAGACATGAAGAAAGCTAAAGATACACGAACCAAAGAACAAAAGGATGCTTTAGTCAAACTGATAAAGCAATTAATATACACCTATAATAAAGATATGCAGATATTTGGACACCGAGACTTTGCGAACAAAGCTTGCCCGTCTTTTGATGCGCGAAAGGAATATGCGTTTTTATAGTCTTATTTGCGTTTTAACGCTGTTTGGTTGCTCGGCGAACCATCACTATAGGAAGGCTCTTAAAAAGGGCTTAGAACCGATTATATCAAGCGACACAATTCGAATAGCTACAATTGATTCGATTCCAGTAGTGAAACACGACACTATAGTATATGAGAAATACTTTAGTTCAAAGGATACGATAGTACACTATGAGAACGTATTCGTGCCAAAAACAAGATTAGAAACAAGAATAGAATACAAGATACACCGCGACACAATAAGATTAGAAACAAGAGTTGAGGTTCAAAGAGCAAAAGCAAGCAAGCAACCTAATTACATTTGGCTCATTATAGGGCTTTGTATTGTGGGCGGTTTCTTGTTTATAGTTGGCAAGGTCGTTAATAAATTTCTATGAGTACAAACAAACGTTATAGACTTACACCTGATGAGCAAGAAATATTGTTTAGATACAGAGGCTTGAAGGCAGCTGCTGAAGAGGCTGGAGTTGATGTTGAAAGCGTTAAGCATGGATGGCTGAAAACAAAACAAGCAAGTCTATTCTTTAAGAACCCACTACATAAAGACGATGCTGAAAACAAACTTGAAGAACTAAGCAAAAAGCTTGTAGAAGATTTAAAACAATTTGCGCCTAAATTTCCGAAGTTAATACGCAAAGAAAAAACAAAAGAATACTTACTTGTAATTGATCCTGCAGACATACATATTGGAAAATTAGCAGATTCATTTGAAACAGGCGAAGACTATAACAATCAAATCGCGGTTAAACGTGTCAAAGAAGGCGTACAAGGCATTTTAAACAAAGCGCAAGGGTTTCCTATTGACAAGATTTTATTTATCGGTGGTAATGATATTCTGCACATTGATACTCCAAGCCGAACTACTACCGCTGGAACAAAACAAGACACCGATGGACAATGGTACAGCAACTTCTTGATTGCAAAGCAGCTCTATGTAGATATTTTGCTTCAGTTAATCTCAGTAGCTGACGTACATTTTACTTTTAATCCAAGTAATCACGACTACCAAACAGGTTTTTTTCTTGCTGATGTCATTAAAACGCACTTCAGAAACTGCAAAAACATCAGCTTTGATTGTTCAATAGCGCATCGTAAAGGCTATAAATACGGAAGCAATTTAATAGGCACAACTCACGGAGACGGTGCAAAGCATCAGGATCTTCCGCTGTTAATGGCTCAAGAATTTCCAATGGAATGGTCAAAGACTAAGCATAGGTACGTTTATACCCATCACGTTCATCACAAAACAAGCAAAGACTTTATAGGAGTAACCGTTGAGAGCTTGCGATCCCCTTCAGGAACGGATAGCTGGCACCACATTAAAGGCTATCAACACGCTCCCAAAGCTGTCGAAGGTTTTATACACCATAGAGAGAACGGTCAAGTGGCAAGATTAACTCATTTGTTCTAATCATTTTTGCATACTTATATAAAAATTATATAACAATTATATAAAAGTTATATAAAAATTATATATATTTGAGGTATGAAACAAAAATTGATATACCTACCAAAAGACCTTTATGATAAAATAGAGGCATCAGCTAAGAAAAATGCGAGGAGCGTAAACAAGGAGATTCAAGTCCTACTCGCTCAAGCAATCACAACATCTAAAAACCAATAACAATGAACAGAAAAGAAACCTTAGAGCTTCTGATAGAGATTGAGGAAGCAATCGAACACTTTGAAACAAGAATTGACAATGCAGAATGGTCGAACGGCTTCGGCATCGGCTTAGAATTTGGAAGCATCCGAGAGAAAAACGAACACAATATCGTTATCTACGGAATGTGCATAGGCAGATTAAACGAACGATTTACTAAACAATTAAATAAACTGAAATAGATTATGAAAGCAAAAGATTTAATAGGCAAAAAAATAAATTTTGAGGTCGAATATGATGGCATTAAATACAATGATGTTTTTATACCTTATTATGTAAATGAAAGTGAAAATAGCGCGGCAATTCTATATGACAAAGATAGGGATAGATGGTGTACGTTAGATTATGCAATTAAAAATTTAAAAAAATAATTATGAAAAGGAATGAACTAAAAGATACGATTTATGGCATAGTATATTTATGCACATTAGCCACCGTGTATTACTACACTATTTTAATATTCGGATAATGGCAGAGAACAAAATCACAAAAAGGCTGCACGACATCAATACGTTTATGAGTACGCCTGACAACGAAACCTACCTTGTAGGCAAAGACGAATACGGAAAAGAGTTCACAATGGTATTTAATACTATTGAGCTTTTAGAGTGGCTGGATAAAGGGTATATGAAAAAACAAGTAAAGGAATACATTAAAAACTTATAGAGATGAATAAAATAGAATATGCTTTAAGATTAGCAAAAGACTGCACCTATGCAGATGAAATAACCGAAGGTGCTAAAGAACATTTAAGAAACAAAATTGATGAAGCAATTAAAGAACTAAAAAACCAAAACAAAGAAGATGGCGCATAAAATAAATACTGAGGATTGGGATAGCTTCGATGTTGAGCTGTACTCTCGCAGAGTAAAAAGAACGGATTGCAGGCTGCATACTTATAGGATCCAGTACAACCTATACAAAAGCGACAAAGACTTAAGCAATCCGCTTCAAGCAATTGATTATGTTGTTGCTTATTCAAGGGATGAGGCTATTCATGCTTGGGGTAAATGGAAAGGATTAATAAAAAAAATCACAATTGTTGAACCATGGAAAAGATAAATGATTACATTTATGCGTTCATAATTTGGTTTATCTACGGAAACGTGGATTGATTTCTAAGAAAAGTTAGGTGGCAAGTAACTTTTTTTCATTGGTTTATTACGATGCGTGATTAAGGCTGCCACCGCCTGAAAGCGTATCGTTTTTTTTTACAATTTTTTATGGCAAAAGACAAAAAAAGCTTTATTCTTTATATGGATCAAAGAGGAATCTTTGACAAATTAAGCAATGAACAAGCTGGCAAATTAATCAAACACATATTTTCTTACTGCGCTGATGATAATCCAGAGGCGGAGTTTATCATTGATATAGCATTTGAGAGCATTAAACAGACTCTAAAGCGCGATTTGAAGAAGTACAATGTATTTGTTGATAGGCAAAGAATAAACGGAGCTAAAGGAGGCAGACCAAAGAAACCCAAAAAAACCCAAAAAACCCAAGCCTTTTTTGAAAAACCCAAAAAACCCGATAGTGTAAGTGATAGTGTTAGTGACAGTGTAAATGAAACTATATACAGGAGCTTCGCTCATTTGTCTATATCAAAAGATGAATTTAAAAAGCTTGAGGCTATTTACCTAAAGCAACAGATTGACGATGTTTTAGATTCAATTGAAAACTTTAAACAAAATAAGAAATACAAATCATTATATTTAACCGCCAAGAATTGGCTAAAGAAAGAAGAACCAAAAAGTGAACATACTAAATTTAAAGCAGCGTGGCAATAGACGGATACAAGGTAACAGAGACAGGAGACATAATTGACAAAATATTCAAGCACCGAGATAATTTCAATAACAAAGGAAAGTATTTAGGCTGGGATGGATTGCATGAGTTTTATTCAATGCAATTAGGCAACTGCACTGATTGGACAGGATTTCCAATGAGCGGAAAAACTCAAGTTCTAATGGAGTGCCTATTGAATACATCTAAATTCTATGGATGGAAGCATTTGGTTTACTTCCCTGATGTTGGAAGCAACGTTGAGATTGTTGCCGATCTTATTCATAAACTTACAGGCAAGAGCTTTAATCCTAAAGAGCGAAATGTAATAAAGGATAGAGAAATACGGAGCAGCTTAGATTGGATATTTCAGCACTTCCATATCCTAACTAAAAAAGATGTAAAAGCAAAGATGACTCCGTTTCAGTTTTATGACTATGCTGTTGAGCTTAAACAAAAAAGCGGATTACAAACTGCAAGCATTGACAGCTGGAAAGATCTAAGCCATCCTTACCATGAGTTTGGAGGATACGCACAATATTTAGAGGTCGTCTTACCGTACCGAAATCAAATCGCAGAGGATAACGAGCTTCATCTACATACAATCATACATCCAAAGCTTACGGAAAAGATAAACGGAAAGAGAAGCGTTCCAAGCCCATACGATTTAAAGGGAGGATCCGAATGGTTTAACAGCGGCAAATGTATGATAACGGTACACCGAGAAGACTTAAATTACAACCAAGCCATAATTAACTTCAATAAAATCAAGCCTCGCTCGGCTGGTCAGATAGGTCAACTAATAATGTGGTTTGACAAAGAAAAATTCCTATATTATGAGCAAGAGAATCCAGCTCCGAACGTTTACAATAAAATATATGCCAAAGAAAAATGAACACCTTAGAAATATTAAAAGCCAAGATTAACCTAAAGACGGTACTAATCAAATTCAAAGAAAGCATAGAGGAGCTTGAAGTTAAACATCCAGGAAGAAAGGATTTAATTAATTCAATGAAAGAAAGCGCAGAGGACATTGAGCATTTTCATAACGTATTTTTAGAATTTGAGCAAGAGTACCACATGGAGTGCAAATCCAATCTAAGAAATCAATTGATAATAGCAGAACATAAACACGAAATAGACAAGCTAAAAGAAATTATTAACGATGCTAAATTAGAATTATGAAAGTACTAAACCTGTATGCTTGTTTAGGAGGCAATCGTTTGCTTTGGGATAATTGCGAAGTTACTGCAGTAGAATTAGACGAAGAACTTGCAAGACTATATCAAGAACGTTTTCCAAATGACAAAGTAATAGTTGCAGATGCGCATCAATATTTATTAGATCACTATAAAGAATTTGATTTTATTTGGTCTTCGCCACCTTGCCCAACTCATAGCAGAATGCGTTTGACAAATACAGGAGATGGCGAAAGAAAAAGCAAAGCAACTTATGCAGATATGAAATTATATCAAGAAATAATTTTGCTTAAACATTTTTTTAAAGGCAAGTATTGTGTTGAAAATGTAATACCTTTCTATGAACCTTTAATACCTGCAAAAAAAAGAGGAAGACATTTATATTGGACTAACTTTAATTTGCCTAATGACTTAGGAGAAAGAAAAATTTCAGGAGGTTTATTGACTAACCATATCGAAACGCTTTGCGAATTTCATAATTATAATTTTAAAAAATATAAAGGAAATCAAAGAATTGATAAAATTGCAAGAAACTTAGTTGATTATGTAGCAGGTCAAACCATCTTTGAATCTGCAAGAGGCATAATTGTAAACAAACAAAACACGAATCAATCTAAATTATTTTAATATGAAATGTCCACAATGCGGAGAGCCAATAAAATGGCAAGAGCAACACGAATACGAAGACTTTAACTTAGAAGGCGAAGGCATAATAAACGTACACTTTTGCATTAACATAGATTGTAACGTAGAAGAGGTTTACATATTCCAAAAAGACGATGCCACGTTGTAAAAACTGCAAAGAGAAATTTGAAGCCAAGCACTTTAACCAAAAATATTGCTTTAAGTCTGAATGTGTTAAAGTATGGGTAGAAACTGCAAAGGTTAAGAATTGGAAAAAAGAAAAAAAAGAACTAAAAGAATCTCTGGAAACGGTGCAAAGTTTAATGAAGAAAGCTCAAAAGTATTTCAATACATATATCCGAGAGAGAGATAAAAAAAAACCTTGCGTTTCTTGCGGTCAGCCTTTAGGATCTAAATTTGATGCTGGGCACTATTTCAGTAGCGGAACGCACAAGGCAGTAACATTTGATGAGAGGAACGTTCACGGTCAGTGCGTGGCGTGCAACCAACATAAACACGGAAACTTACTTAACTATCAAACAGGGATCCAGGAAAGAATCGGAGCAGATGAGTTAATTGAATTACATGCAAGGGCGCATCTGACTATAAAATATTCAAGGGAGCAGCTCAAAGATATTATAGAGGAGTACAAGCAAAAGACGAAAGACTTAAAAGAATAATTTTTATATCAGGAATATTTTTATTATTTTTATATCACTAACAATTAAAATCGTATTATGAAAGGAGAACCTATACAGGTTTCGGCGACCGCTGGAATCTTATCAATCAAAATTCAAGGCAGAGAAATAATCAATGAGCGCATCGGTGACAAATGGCTATTTGATTTAACTTATGCGGAAGCAATAACTTACAAAGAAGCAATTTACGCTGAGGCGAATGCCTGTTCTATGGAGGGAGACCACAAAGGCTCTAAAGAACTTAGAGCAAGTTACAACAATTTTAAACGCTATGTTGCGCACTATGAACAAGCGCAAAATTATATAAACCAAATAAATTAATAACGTTATGAACAAACTAATCGAAAGACTTGGAGAAATCCAACAACAACTGAAAGCGCCAAAGAATCAGTATAATAGTTTTGGCAAGTACAAATATCGAAGCTGCGAGGACATTATGGAGGCGGTAAAGCCTTTGCTCAATGGATTAGTGTTAAACCTTACCGATGAGGTAAAGGAAGCCGCTGGATGCATGTATGTCGAAGCGACTGCAATGATAACTGACGGCAATAAAGTTCAAGCTGTAAAGGCGCAAGCTGGTATTGACATCAATAGAAAGGGAATGGATATTGCTCAGAGTTTCGGATCCTCTTCCAGTTACGCAAGAAAGTATGCGCTCAACGGATTATTCTTAATTGACGATACAAAGGATGCTGACTCAACGAATACTCACGGAAAGACGAAAGAGAAAAAGAAGCTAAACGCATCTACTTTCAAAAATGCTTTAGAGATGATTGCGAACGGAGAGTACACAGCAGAGAAACTCAAAGACAATTACGCATTAACTCCTAAACAATTAGAGCAACTATGAAAGATTTCAAGATAAGATGCTCCGCTATTGGAAAGATAATGGCGAACAGTCGAACAAAAGGGCAATTGAGCAAGACCTGTCAGGGATATTTAGAGGACTATGCTATTGAGAACATGTACGGATATAGCAAAGACATATGGAGCAAAGCCATTGATAAGGGTATAGCGGTTGAAGATGCAAGTATAGAGCTTGCCGAAGAGGTTCTGAAGATGGGCGCAATGTCAAAAAACGAGGAGTTTTATGAGAATGAATACTTGACAGGAACGCCTGACGTACTCAATGACGATTTTGTACTTGACGTTAAGAGCAGTTACGATGCAACAACCTTTCCCTGGTTCAAGAAAGACATACCAAACAAGGACTACTATTACCAGCTACAGGGTTATATGGAGCTTACAGGAAGACGAAAAGCCTACCTTGTGTATTGCTTAGTTGATACACCAAGCGACATTGTTGAGGATGAGGTAAGGAGGGTTCACTACAAGCTCAAAGAGATAGACGACAACCCAATTGTCAGGAATGCAGTAGAAATGCAACACAACTTTGAGAGAGTACCAAAGGAGCATAGAATAAAATGCTTTGAGATTGGATACGATCCTGAAGCAATTGAAAAGATATACAACCGAGTTAAGGAATGCCGAGAGTATTACGAGACATTAATTCACGAACAATTTAAAGTTTTAGGCTGATGGATTTTAAGGAATACCAAAAGAAAATGTCAGATAAGTACGGCAACGCTGAAGAACTTTATAAACAAAGAAAAGAAATATGATGGTGGTAAAATAAATTATGATGCAGGTGGACCAGTAGGAGATTTAGATAAAGATGGTACACTTAATGAATATGAACAAGCTAGACAAGATGCTATAGATTCCAACACACGTGTAAAGAAAGAAATGGGTGGAATGATGATGGAAGAGCAACTTCCAGATACTCAAATGGAAGACGATTACATGGGATTTATAATTAACGAAGCATTAACAGATGAAGAAGAAGATATGTTAATGTCTAAACTAGAACAAGATATGGAGCTATCAATGCTATTTGATAAAGTAGTAGATGTAGCTCAAGAATTTGCTGGGTCTGGTCCTGTTGAAGGTCCGGGTTCAGGAGTATCCGATTCGATACCTGCTAGGTTATCGGATGGGGAATTTGTCTTTACTGCAAAAGCTGTAGAAGAAATCGGAAGTGACAACTTAATGTCAATGATGAAAGAAGCTGAAGCTCAAGCAGAAGAAAGACAACAAGTAGCTATGGGTGGAATGCTTGATAGTGGAGAAGAAGAAGTTGATGCGAATACTCAACGTCAAACAGTAATACTTGACAGGGGCTTTGTTCCTGAAGATGAAGACTTAGTAGGCGATGAGATTAAAAAACGTATGATGGACCCATCTACACAATCAAGATATGTTCGTAGCTAGATAGGGATAGAGCTACCCTATTAGCGTAGGCACTCTATCAAACAAAAACCGAAAGGCGACCTTTACAAGACAAGCCCTGCTAGTGCACATTGCAGCTACCTTGTTAAACGAAGCCCTGATTAGGAGAAAAGAAAATGACTAATGAAGTCCAAAAAAAGGAAACGCCAAATCCTTATAACCAAAAAAAAGATTGGCACGGAAAAGAAGATAAACCTTTTGTATCATCAAATAGTATGTTTTTTGAAGAACCTCAGAATAAACTTTTTAACAGCGATGACGTAATGGAAGTCGGTGAAGAAGGAAGTGTAAATACAGAGGAATTGGAATCTACAAAGGATACTCCTTATAAGAGACCAAACTATAAAAAACGTTATGATGATTTAAAAAAACATTATGATTCTAAATTGAATGAGTTTAAATCTAGGGAACAAGAGCTTATAGAAGAAGCTACTAAAAATAGAACTGAATATACAGCTCCCAAATCTGAAGAAGAACTTGAACAATTTAAAGAACAATATCCTGATGTTTATGATGTCGTAGAAACTGTTGCTCATATGCAATCGGAGTCTAAAGCAAAAGTTCTAGAAGAACGCCTTAGTAAACTCCAAGAACGTGAGAATCAATTAATACGAGAAGCTGCAGAAAAAAGGTTAATAGAAAGACATCCTGATTTTGAAGATATTAGAAACAGTGATGATTTTCATGG